ATAAGTTTCAAGAATACTCCAATAAAGCCTTAGACTGGTACATCAAAAGTTGGATGTATGACCCAGAAGGTGAGGAGTACCAAATCTGTTTACTTAAACAAAGTATCTTAAAGAAGAAAGCAATAAACTCTTCCCTCGGGTCCATGCTAAAACACCCTTCTCTCTTGCATTGCATGGTATAATCGTGGGGTGTCTCTTAAAAGATATATTCCTTTTGAGCCTGTCAAGCGGTGGATTGGGTACATGTCCAATTCTTATCAGAGACGGTTATATTTTCGTTTTCCCTCTTCTAATCCCCTTAAAACATTTATTCAAAAGTGTCACAATGTAGTCAGTGCGGATGCCCCCCGATACTTAGAAGGAGACTCTCCTCGTAAGCGCTTCAGTCAATGGCTATCGGATCTTGATGAGAAGTAGTCATTGTGGTATAGTTTAGGAAATGAAAGAATGGATACATAATTCACTTCGTGATCCTTGGCAAGTAGCTGGGGTATTGTTCTTTATGACAACCTTTCTACTTTTTCTTCACTTTGATTATCAATTGAAGCATGGAATATGACAGCAGATGAAATCAGAGCGTCATTAGGCCGATCGACATTTACTCCTAGAGCAAGTGGGACAGGGCTGACTCTGAAGAGCATGAACGCTGCGGTAGATGCACTCTACGCAGGGTGGGATGCTCAGGATGTGTATCAGGACTTAGGACATGTGACTATTACAAATCCGACAGCAACCTTAAAAAGGTTTATAAAATATGGCAAACTTCAAAAGAAAAAAAGCTAGATACAAAGATATGCAACGATGGGGAATCCCTAAAAGAGTTAAACTAACATGGGAAAAGTTTGCTACTCCAGAGAGACCAAGACCAACAGGATCAAAAAGATACGAGTGTAAGAGAGGCAAGGGAAAACATAAGTTTAAAAAAGACAAAGAAGAAAAGTTTATTTCCGAGAGCTTCAGCCTTATTTATCACGTTCACAAATGTACTGCCTGTGGAAAAAAGAAATTTATTAAAGTTGAGTCAGCTCAGTCTTGACAACAATAGTAGGAAATGATATAAAGTATATATATGAAGAGACCAGAATTCATCAAAAGCATAGAAGATACTTATGTTTCAGCAGTTAAAATTTTAAAGAAGAAGAATCAAGATTATGCCACTGGTGATGACCCTTTTCAGAACTTCAAATTAGCTTCTTTGGTAGATGTGGCTCCTGACAGAGCGATCTTGGTGAGAATTTCCGATAAGATTGCTAGAGTGAGCAACTTACTTGGCAGAGAAGAAGGTCCAGCTGTGTTAGATGAAAAGATTGAAGATACGATTGAGGATGCTATAAACTATTTGGCTATTCTTAAAGCGTACTTGGAAGATCAGTCTTCAAAAGAAAAAACTCCATAAACAGTGATTGACAAGCTCCCCTTTAGTGATATACACCTTATCTATAATGGCAAGAGTGTTATTTTCACTACCAGACGAACTCCTTGACAGGGTTGACTCCTATTGCGACAAACATAACTACAGTCGCTCAGAATTTCTTCGACATGCTCTTCGTAAAATCATTGATGTTAAAGAAAATAAAGAACCTAGTAAAAAAGAGTAAGCCTAGACTTGTTGTGGAGGAAGTAGAACAACAGCCCTCACACAGCCACACTTGGGAGATTATTGGTAAAACCTATGCTCGTCCGAGACGTGATGTTAAGGCTGAAGGGAAAGAAACCTTAGAAAAGGCTCTCTTTGGCGTGACAACTTTTATGCTGCAGTGTGCTAAGTGTTCTGAGATTGACACAAAAGAAGTAATTGGAAGTGACGAGAATAATTTGGATGAGTTGATGGATAAAGCGGAGGAACATGGTCCCCAGTATATTGAGCGAGGCGAAAACACCTTTGTTTTGGGGAAATGGACACCTCAACAGCAACAGTCCGTTAGTGATATTCCTTTAAAATAATGACAAAGAAAACTGCCCAGACAAAGAAACCAAAGGTTTCTAAAAAAATTACTGCTGAAAAAGCCGAAAAGACGGTAAAATCTATAGTCAAGAAAGATAAGAATGGTAATCTTTCGGTAACTCCAAAAGCAGATTTGTTTCTAGAAGAGTTTCTCAAGAATGGTGGTAATGCCACTGAAGCTGCTTGGGTTGTGTTTGACTGCAAGAACCGTCAGACAGCAGCTGTCGTAGGGAGTAAGTATCTTCGTAAGTCTCGGGACGCTGCAAGGGTTTATTTGGAAAGTAAAGGATATACCTATGGACGACTCTTAACTGAGGCTGCCAAGAAGATGATGGATTCAGATAACACTGACTGGTGGGACAGAGTGATGAAGGTCGCTGGGTATGAAGACTTTATAAACAAACAACGAGTGGCAGCTCCTACGGTTAATATTTTCCAGTCTGACAAGAGGCCTGGGAATGAATTTGTAGATTATGAAGATGGCGAAATTGTCGAATAAACCAACCAAAAAGAACGTTGTAGCAATCGATTATTTAGGATTTATACAAAAGTATTTTAAGGTTCTAGATCGAGAGTCTCAGCTTCCTGTTGATTTTGAACTCAATGTGGTTCAAAAGAGATATATGGAAAATTTAGTAGATGATCATGGAAAAATCATGGATGGAGTAAGAGAAATAATCCTAAAAGCTCGACAGCAGGGATTCTCTTCCTTTATCTTGGCACTTTTTACAGTTGACTTTTTAATGCGCCCTTACTCTGTGTCAATCTGTATTTCTCACAGGAAGGATGCTACAGAGTTGTTGTTCAAGAAAGTAAAGTTTTACATAGAGAGTTATGTAGGAGCTGTTTCAAAAGAAACTGGAGTCCCTGCGGAAGAGCTTCTCAAAAAGATTTATAAGTCTGAGAACAAGGGGATGATTGAGAACGAGCAGAACAACGCGATGTTTTACATTGGAACTGCTGGTACCAAGGTTGGAGGTCGTGGAGGGTCAGCTAGAAATATCCACTTTTCAGAGGCAGCTTTTTATCAGGACACAGAACAGATCACTGCTCAGGAGATTATACTTGCCACATCGCAACAGGTGCCACAAGGTAAGGGAATGATCTTTATCGAGTCTACGGCGAATGGTGAAGGAAATTTTTATCATGAAGAGTGGGAAAGAGCAGAGGGAGATTCCCTTGGAGGATCTATTTACACTCCAAGATTTTTTGGGTGGCAGGAGTTTTACTCTCAAGAGTGGGTAGATGAGAAGCGCAAGGAATTCCCAAGCGACAAGATGTGGAAGCAAGAATACCCTGCAAATCCTGAGGAAGCATTTATAACCTCTGGATCGCCATACTTTGATGTTGCAATTTTGAACGAGATGATGAACGTGAAGGCAGTCCCATTAGATTACGGGAGATTAGCACCAGATGGACACTTTATATAACACAGAAGACAATGTAGGAGGGTTTGATTTTAAAGAACATCATCCTATCAGAGTTTACCGAAAATTAGAAGTCGGTGAGCAGATTGTGATATTCGCTGATCCTGCTGATTCACAGGACTTTTGCGCAGCCGTTGGGTTCAGTAAAAAGCACTATGACTGTCCCATTGTATTCTCCGATGTGATTGAATCTTCCCAATTTGGGTACGAACTTAATAACATTGGTAAGTATGTGCAAAAGAGAACTAATCTGTGGCCAAGGATGGCAGTTGAGAGAAATACGGGACAAGCTACAATTTTCGTACTTAAACAACTTAACTATCCAGACATGTTCCGAATGGTAGACTTTGCGTCAACTAACCCATCGGAAAGGGGAGGAGTCGGTTGGATGACTACTGGACACATATCAGGAGGAGAGCTTAAGGGTACTCGTAGAAAGATGCTTGACGATTTGGCTCTTGTTATAAAACAAAAAAAGATAAAGATGTATGATCAGCAACAATTGAAGCAGTTGAAATCATTTGTTATTGTTAAAGGTAGAGCTCAGGCGCGTGCGAGCGCACATGATGATTTAGTTATGGCGACAGCGGGAGCTTGGCAAGTTGCCGAGTTGACTCCTGATTCTGATTTTGGAGATTATGATCTAGGTGCTCTTCGTGAGCAAAGAGAGAAATGGAGGTTTAAATAAAATGTATATTGATTTTACACAGCCATCTGGCTATACATACAATCCTCAACCTTGGGATATTTCCCCTGGTAGACATCACCATCATTGTTGTCATCATTGCTGGCACACTTGCCACTGTGGTGTAACCTATTGCTGTAAGTGTAGTGAAGAAAAGTATAATGTTACTTGGACGACAACATCTGGTTCTTATCAGAACACCCATACACATGGCCAAGAAAATTAAAAAAGTAGTAGAAGAGAAGGAAAAACCTTACGACAAAGAAACAAAGCACAATGAACAAATGTTCAAAGAAGTGTTAAAAGCTACTCGAGGGGATATTTTTGTGCTAATGGATCTTTTGGATACGACAGGAGTTAATCCGTATGTTATATTCCAGATAATACGTCATCTTAATAATATTGCAATGGGTAACAGATACGGTCAAGTAACAATACACATTGAAGATGGGAACGTTACCTTCGTAAGAGGAGAAGAGTCCACAAAATTGAACGAACAACTTATACAAAAGAAGCCTGATTTAGCGAGCCTAGTTGACAATGGTCTTCTAGCTTGATAATTTAGGTAAAATTAGGTGTTCAGCGGAAAAACCGCAAATACCGTCAACAAAGTACGCCCATTAGGGCCTTTTCTCGTTGGCGGTTTTTTATTGGACAAATGTTATGGCAACAAAACAACAAAATTTATCTACTACAAGAAAAAAGGAAGAGCAGATCTTCGGAGAGGTAGAGCATCACAATCAGATTGGTTTTCAGGAGACAGAAAACAGAACTACAGGAAGAGGTAGGGTCGGATCCCTTTCCTTCGATGAGGCAGACGAGCTATTTCGATCATACTTGGACGAAGATAATTGGCCTTATGACGCGCTTCTATTTGACCCTCGAATATTTACTTTCATCTTCGAAAAAACTTCTAGACTAATTGCGAATAAACCAAGAGGTCGACTCGTTCCTCGTGAAGGGACAGATGTGCTTTCAGCAAAAATTAATAACTCTCTTCTTGATTACCAATGGGATCAGGGGACAAATGGAGGGACAATGCTCCAGAAATGGGCGTTGATGGATATTAATGCTCGGAAATATGGAGCTGCCTTCGGAATGGCAAAGTGGAGATATGAAGCTGACAAAAAGGGAAAAGTTCTATTTGATTCTCCAGAGTTTGAAGTTCTAAACAACAGAGACTTCGCTCATGACCTTTCTGCAACTGCCATAGAAAATGCCAACTGGGTACAAGTTCGAAAGTATGTCACTTTCCAAGAGCTTGATATGGTAAATGATCAAGACAGATCAAAACCTGTCTACAAGAACCTAGAACAACTTAGAGAGGTAATTGGGAAAAATGCAGAAGAAAGTTCCAGCGGTGGAGACTCTCGCGCATCTAACTGGATTTCTCGAAACAGACAGATATCGAGACTAGAGACTGATCCGATTGGCCAAGACCAAGTTTTTAAGTCTGTGGAAGTTGTAACTGAATATAGAAAAGATCGATGGATTACTTTTGCTCCAAAACATGGTGTCGTTCTCCGAGACATCCCAAACCCTTATGGTAATAACGAGATCCCTGTAACAATGCTTCGGTACTATGTTGTGGATGATGATTTGTATGGTCTTTCTGAGATAGAACCTGTTAAAGGTCTCCAGAAGGCTATTAACGCCCTCCTATCACAATATGTTGACGAGATTAACCAAAATCTATACTCCCCTATCGCTATTGGCCCAGGAGTTAAACAACACACTCTAGAATGGGGTAAAGGAGCACGATGGATAATGAACAACCCCCTAACCGATTTTAGACTTGTGGAATCACGGTCGAATGCTGCTCAGTACTTCAATAATACTTATTCTGTACTGGTATCAGCCATGATGAATGCTCTAGGAGAATCTTCTCTAGGTGTGTCTAACCTTCAACCATTCCAGGCAGATAAAACTGCTACTGAGGTTAAAGCCCTTCAAGTGCAACGAAATGCTAGAGATAACTACAACCAACTAATGCTCTCTGGAGCAATTAAGAGACAGTACCAATTGTGGCACCAAATGAACCAGAAACTTTTGTTCTCTGATCCAGAGAGGCAACAATATATTGTTCGGATTGTAGGTAGAGACGCTGTTAAATACTTTAACGACAGAGGACTTGGGGACACAGTCCTATCTGATGAAGCAACCATGGCAATGAAAGCATTTTCTGACACACTTGGGATTAACCCAGAAGATCTTCAGAAAGAAGCAAACATTAACCCAGAAGATTTGGCATTTCCTAAATATCCAATTAAAAACAAAGAAGGTAATATCGTGCCTAAATTGCAGTCAGGTGAAGGGGGAGAGTCAGCTGCGATAACAGTGGAGCCAGAAGATTTGAAGGGTAATTTTGACTTTTCAATTGATGTGGAGTCAATGACAGTAAGTGCTGACGAGGAAAGACGACAAGCCCGACAAACAGCTGTGTCTCTTCTAGTATCTAACCCAAACATTATGGCTTTATTGCAAGAAGAAGGTGTTAAACCAAAATTCAAAGAATTGTTTGTTACTTGGCTTGAGGATCTTGGATTCTCAGATGCTGAAAAATACTTTGAGACATCTGAAAAGGGTCAGGGAGCTGGACCACGAGGAGCTGGATTGCAGGAACTTATGGAACAACTTGGGGGACAAGGTGGACAACAAGGTGGAAACCCAACTCAGAGTATGCAAAAAGTACAGCAAGCAGCACCTAGTCCAGGAGGAGCAGTGAACCAATTCACAAATATTACTTCCCCTCAACCAAATCAGGCCCCAACCAATCCAAATATTGGAGCACCTAACCCAGAGACGCTGAGACGTGTACAAGATAGGTTTAGTCAAGGACAATAAATATGGCAAATATAAAAAAAGAAAAAGCTACTGTTACAAAAGAAAAACTTCTATCCACAGAAGAGATGAAAGATCTTGAAAAAGGTAGAGCCTTGGACGAGATGATGAAGAATTCTCCTGGATGGCAAATTGTATCTGGGTGGCTAAATGACCTTGCACATCACTCTTGGGTTGACCCTAGAGATGCTAAAACTGAGAAGAGTTGGATGTGGAGAGAACTTAATGCATATCACGCAGCAAATAACGCAAAAGAGCTCATGGAAGCTATCGATCAGTTGGTCAGCCAGTCTGACTACCTTGACAAGGTACGAACTGGTGAGATAGACAGAAAGAGAAAGATGACGATATAAAAGATATCGTAATATTGAGGAGGTGTTCAATACATGGCAAAAAATAAAATCGTTAAAATTATAGAAAAGGCCAAGAAGGTAACAAAGAAAGAAGCTCCCAAAAAGGAGATTGTTCTAAAGACAGCAAATGCACAAGAAATCGCAAGTGCAATCGCTGGTTACTATTCAAAAAATCACAATCGTTCGTTTGGAATGCACTTCCAAGCAGATGTTATAAATGTTGTTAATAAAAACATTAAAGATTCTCATGAAAAACTATCAAAGAAAGTTTATGAAACAGCTATTTCCAAAAATTTGGTTCAATTTAATCGTGAACAAGGTATCGCATTTGCGGATGCAGTCTTGGACATTGTTAAAGCAAACAAGTAAAAAATGCAAGGACACAGTAAAGGAACTTTACCACCGTTGCCTGGGAGTGACGAAAGGTCTTTGGGCAGAAACTCTTTTGACGGTTATTATCGGATCAAAGCTCGCGAGTTCTGGGGTGAAAACCAGCTTGTCAGGGATAAGATCCAAGATTTTAAACCGTGTTCCCACCACTTTAAGAAAACGGATAAAGGAGCTAAATGTGAGAAATGTCATTTCGGACTCATGGGTTCGTTTGAGATCTCAGAGGGTAAAATCATCTTAGATGGTAAACCTGTGAGGTTTCCAACGAGCGATACATGAGATCAACTCAAGATCGCCAGGTCATCAGAACCTAAAGGGGGAGGTGCGCATGCCCCCGAACCAATCGCGCATGAGGAGGTGATTATAGATGACTGACACACAGAAGCAAGACGCTGTTAAAAGTGATTCAGAAGCAAAAGCTAAACCAGTAGATGGAAAAGCTCAGGATGCTAATGCTCAGGTGGAAACACCAGCAAAAGCCCCAGAAGCTACACCAGTGGTTGAGAATGAAAGGACTCGGGACCAATTCGAGAAATTACTCGAAAGTAACAAGAGACTTTTTGAAGCTAACGAATTACTTAGACAAGAGAATATCAAGAAAGCTGAGTCAAATCAGCAGACTGGATCTATTCAACAGCCCCCAGTTCAGAATACTGCGAATATGGAAGTTGACCCCAACGATTTTGTTGAGGTTGATGAATATGGAAACAGAACTTTAAACGAATGGAAGTTGCGAGCAAAAGTAGATGATATTAATTCAAAAGCTTCGCGAGCAGAACAGTCCGTTCAGAATTATATTAAAACATCTGAGTCGAGGGAGATTGATAGACAAAATAAAGAAGCGTTCACAGCATTCCCAGAACTAAACCCTAGTTCTACAGAGTTTAACTCTGGATTTCACAATCAAACACGAGCTGTTATTTACGATTCTTTGCTTAATTCTCAAGATTACGGAGGAAAGCCATTTTCATTTAAGGAAGCGGCCGATTACGTTAAAACCCAGCGTTTAGGCAACCAAGTTGCGTCTGATCAGAAGAAAGTTCAGGCTGACGCAGAAGGTGCAGAAACTCCACCCGCCCAGGAAACTCCTGAAGGGGATGTATCAGCACAAGAAGCAAAAGTCCAAGCATCAACTGACGTTAAAGGGAGTCAACCACAGGTTAGACAAACTTCAACAGACGACGCAGAAATAGCAAGACTCTCAGCTGAGACCCGATTAGGGAATCAGGAGGCTCTTATTAAACGGCTTGCCCATACCCCACATATCTTTAAGGAGAACGTGGATCCAACTTCCTAGTGCAGTTTTTTTGTACCTCTGCACCTGGATAAGTTAACAAGGTACAGAAACAAAAAAACTATGAGAAAGGAGGTGAAAGGATAAAAACCGATATATATGACATGGGGACTAATAACTTATGACGATGCTTCTCGACGAGAAGATCTGATGGACGTGTTGGCAGATGTATCACCAGACGAGACTCCACTTTTGACTCTCTTTGGTCGATCTACTGCACGAGGTACTCTACACGAGTGGCTTCGATACAACATTAGTCGACCTACTAGCGTAACGTCAGACCCTGAGGGAGAAACAACTTCATTCTCAGATTTGACTGCACCTAGCAGACAGACAAACATCACACACATCATTAAGCAACCTATTCAAGTATCACGAACTGAGCGACGAGTAAACGTAGCTGCAATTGGTGACCCGTATGCATTCCAAAAAGCGGATGCATTGCGACAGTTGAAACTAAAAATGGAATACGCCATTTTGAACTCAACTAACGCTTCAGGATCATCTGGTGTAGCACGAAGCATGACTGGTTTGGATGCATTCATTACGTCTGTTGTAACAGCTCGAAACTCTGGAACTTCGTTCTCAGAGCAAGAACTAAACGACATGACTGCTGATGCTTACAACACAGTTTCTGCTGACAAGGTGTTCGACATGGTGCTATGTACTGTAAAAATCAAGCAAGCAATTGCAGGATTTGGAGGAAACTCTACACGATACATTGACGCTAAAGCACGACGACTTGTTAAAGACGTACTTGTGTACGATTCTGCTGTGGGTTCACACAGAATTATGCATCACAGAGACGTTCGAAACTCAGCTGGATCAACAACTGTTTATGGTATCCGAGAGGAACTACAGAAAGTAGCTTACCTAGACGAGCCAATGTTCGAAGAACTAGGCAAAGTTGGAGACGCTGATCGTGGTCACTGGGTAACTGAGTTTACACTAGAGGTTCGTGAAGAGCGAGCTTCTCTTAAGAGAACTGGTTACAACCAGAACGGATGAGCTTAGGCTTAGATGTGAGCGATGGCTAGAGAGGTTTAACTGCAAACGTATCAGTGTCCTACTGATATTACCTCTGACAGACAAGGAACAAGTTTCTAGGGACTGAGCCAAAAGTTGGCTAGAAACAAGAGAGAGAAAGTGGGGCTGGAGCAATCTGGCCCCTACATCTCACTAATATTATGACAAAACTTGTGATACAGGAAAGTGGAAAAGTTGTCGATCTTGACAAGGCAGACTTGGCAGATCGAATTATAGAACTTAGAAAGAAAAAAGACCCGTGGGTTGTGATTGACGAGCTAGTAAAATACTGGGTTGACAATTCCCCAGAAGAAGTAGAAGCAACTAAAATAAACATTACTGATCAGCGGGAAATTTTAATAGATAAGGAATTTGGGCAGACAACAGGAGGAAAAGACTTTGAGCGAAGAGTTCAATTGATTTTTCCAACAAGCTTATTACTTCTTGTTAGATCTGTTTATCCCAATGATGAACTTATTATGGACAGACAGTTTTATCGAGACTTTGCTAAACGTTACCCAGGTTTCCGTATAGCAGAGAAAGATTAAGTCTGATATACAGAAATCATGGCAGAAAGACTAACGCAAATAGAAAGAGAATGGTTCCAGACACGAGTAACTGGTGCTACTCCTACTACTCCGCTTAACCAACTCAAACGTACTTATTACATTGAGGACATCGGAGTGGCAGGCATTACTTCAGGGACACGTCTTGCTGAATTAGAGGTAAGATGGCTTCGCAAATATATCACTGATCAAGGAGATACCCCTTCCGCTTGGGATGGAGATCTTTGGAAGCAGGCAGTTGTATCTGCTGGAGGCGCTCCTTCTACTTACGAGAACGCAAACAAGATCATATTTTATCGCACTTATACGCCATAAGTATTGACAAAGTATATTTAGTTTGCTTACCTAAGGAGGTGAAGGATATGAAAAAACTACCTACAACAAATTACGACAAAAATAATAAGCCTATGGTTAAAACACAGCCAACTCAGGATCCTATTATGATTGGAGACAAAAATCTATCGCCTGTTAAACCAGCAGGATCATCGAAGAGTGAATTCGGTAAAGAAGTTATGCCCACAAATGCTGGGAAAGTAACTAAGAGTTCATCTGCAAGTTTACAGAAGGCATCTCGCCTATCTGGACGAGTTTCTGATGAAAACGAACATAAAGCGTTAATAAGCTAAGCACTAGCAAATAGTTAATTATGGAGAAAACTGCCCAATTGTATCTTAATATGATACTGAAGGATAGCGAACCTGTTAAATCAGTTAAGCGATCCATAGATTCAGTAATAGACTTTGTGGACGGGGCCTACATTACTGTGACATACACAGATAAGATTCCCACAGCCAAAGATCCTATTGTAAAGCTTCTTAAGAAGTATGGGGCAAAGGTCTCCTTTTTTAAATGGATTAAAGACTTCGCAGCCGCACGCAACTTCGCTTTAGAGCAAGTTCCACAAGGTGATAATATTTATATTTACTGGCAAGATTCTGACGACATTATTCAGAATGGAAACCTCCTTCCTCAAGTAACTAAAGAGGCCTATGAAGACGATGTATCTTCTGTCTGCTTCCACTATTGGTATTCTGTCGATCTAGATGACAAAGGAGAAGTCAGGGAAGTTTTGGTTGATCAGAAGAGAGAAAGAATCGTTAAGAACGATGGAACATTCCTTTGGGTTGGGATGCTCCATGAGACTTTGATTCAACAAAGAGAAGAAAATGTAAGAAAGATTGGTCGTGACGACTGTGTAGTTATCCACTTAACTAATTCGAAGAGGCTTAGAAAGAACCTAACCAGAAATATTGAGATTCTTGAAGCACAAGTAATTAAGGAAGAGTATAAAGACCCACGACCAGTCCTTTATTTGGGAAAGTCATATTATGACCGAGGAAAAGAGCAACAAGATACACAGGAAGACGACTTCACTAAAGCACTTCAGCTTTTCCATTTGTATCTAAATGGAGCAGGAGAAATAGGATCAGACAACTATCGAACACCTTCTGGATGGAGAGAGGAGAGGTCTACAGCATGGATAAGTGTTGGAGAGATTGCTGTTCTCAAAAATGAATATGATGTAGCGATTGATGCCTTCAAATCTGCTATCGATGAAGGGTATGAATTCCCACTTCATTATATTAATCTCGCCTACGCATACAGCTCCAAGGGTGACTTTAAACAAGCAAAGCATTGGCTGAAGCTTGCTACAATGGTTGAAGAACCAAACACCACAATCGTAACTACTCCACGAGACCTTAAGACACGTTCCCTAGAAGTTGATTTCCACATTGCATTGCACGAACAAGACTTAGACAGAGCTGTTCAAGATCTAGAGATGATGTTAGAGGTGATGCCAGAAGACAAATTGACAAAGACAAGACTAGAAACAACTAAAAGACTTAGACGATCAAACAGAGCTGCTCAATCTGCTGTGTTCTTGGGAAAATATCTAGAAGAGCAAAAAGATAAGAAGAAACTTGTCAGTTTAGTTAAATCTATCCCAGAGGATCTTCAACAGGAGAAGTTTGCTTCAGAAATGAAACACAGATTCCTTCCCCCTCGTCCATGGGCAGACAATGAGATCGCGATTCTCTGTGGTCCTGGTTTTGAGCCTTGGTCTCCAAAGTCACTTAAGACTGGTCTTGGAGGATCAGAAGAGGCTGTCGTTTATCTCTCAAGAGAGCTTCGTGATCTTGGATGGAAAGTTACTGTTTATGCCGACCCAGGTAAGGAAGCTGGAGATCACGACGGAGTTACATATCTCCCATACCACTCACTTAACATTAAGGATAAATTTAACGTACTGATTCTGTGGAGAGCCGTGAGTTTTGTCGATGTCAATCCTAAGGCTAACCACATCATGGTGTGGATGCACGATGTTCCAAACAATGCAGAATTTACTGAAGCACGAGTAGCCAAGGTAGATAAGTTTGCTGTTCTTTCTGAGTATCACAAGAGTCTGATGAGGATTGCCAAGGCTGATGGGACGTTTGAACTGATGCCAGATGAGAAGGTCTTTTTAACGTCAAATGGTATTGCTGGAGTCAAGGTCCCAAAGAAAAAGAAGGTAAAGAGAGACCCCTACAGAATTCTTTACGGTTCTTCTATGGACAGAGGAATAATCCATCTCCTTAGAATGTGGCCAGAGATCATAAAGGAAGTTCCTAAGGCTAATCTTCATGTTTATTACGGATGGGATCTGTTTGACAAAATCCACAAGAACAACCCAGAGAGAATGAAGTGGAAGAGTGAAGTAGTTGGTCTAATGAATCAGCCAGGAATTACTTTCCATGGTCGAGTTGGACACAACGAACTGCACAAGGAAATGGCAAAATCTGGTATCTGGGCATACCCAACTGACTTTACAGAAATCTCCTGTATCACTGCGATGAAGTGTCAGACACTTGGAGCAATTCCTGTTTGTACAACTCTAGCAGCTCTTAAAGAGACAGTGAAGAATGGTGTAAAAATAGATGCTGATATTCTAACTGAGATGGGGAAGAAAGAGTATAAGAAGCAGTTGATTAAGTTGTTGAAAGATCATGATTTGCAAGAAGAAATTAGACCAGAGATGATGAAGTGGGCAAAGAACCATTTCGGATGGGATAAAGTCGCAAAGAACTGGGATCAAGAGTTTAGAGTAAAGCTACAGAATCCTCAGTTGAAAGATCAATTTATAAAGTCGGAGGTGTAAATTATGCAAAATCAAGAAATAGGTAGTACAAAAGACAAATGCCCAACATGTGGCAAGGAAGTTATTATCCGTTCCACAAGAGACAGTAAGGCACAGTATTGTTCACGCATCTGTGCTTCTAATGCAAGATATAATACACGATATATGGGAACAATGTCTGGGCCAGCTGATCGTCCAAAAGATCCGATGTCCAAGACAAAGTTAGATGGATAGGGAGGTGATATTATGTTAGTAAAAAAAATAAACAATGATTGGCAACCGTCAGAGAATCCAGGTCTTGCAGTTGGAGAAGTTATCGAGATAACAAATCCCCAGCAAATAGTTGAACAAGGTCTTGGTGTAGTCGTTGATGACGACGGACGAGAACTATCTTCATTTGAACTTTATGGTAAGCTTGTTGGAACTGAGGCAGACGAATTCAAACAGTGGCAACAGATGAAACGAGCTAAGGAAACTTCTGAGAAATTGGTAGTAGAGGCTGAAAAATTGGCAACCAAAAGTAAAGAAGTAGATGTTAAAATAAAGGCAACTGAAAAGAAACCAAATGCCAAAAAGAACAAGAAATAAACTGCCCAAACTACTTTTTGTGTTTGATCATAAATATCCAGACATCTGGAGAGATGGTCTTTGGGCTGCCCTAAGAGATCTGGACCAAAAGGTCTACGATGTAGTATGGGCAAATCTTCAAGAAAAGTATAAATGGCCTGATAAATGGGTTGGCATCGACTTTGCTCTCGGATGGGGAGCTTTTAACAGTCCTGTTGATGAGTATCTAAGAACCCTTCCCCACCTGAAGCGAGGTCTTTGTATTGCTGGAAATGCAATGATCCCAGAAGACCCTTATATGTATGATGTTTTGTTTTATGAAACTGAATGGGGAAAGAAGTGGTTAACCAGTGTAATATTAAAGGGTGATTATAAAGGAAAAGTGGAGCTGGTTCACGCTTTTGGAATCAATGGTGATATTTACACTAGAATAAAAACCCCCAAGCTCTGGGATGTTTTGTCCGTGGGAGCATATGCTTACTGGAAAAGACACGATCTAATTACTTCAAAACCTGGAGATAAAATAGTCATAGGGGAAGTTCAGAAAGAAAACTGGGAAGAGAGCATAGATATTATTACCGAACTCCTTTTCAGTAAAGTTACTATTTCAGATATGGTTTCTCCCGAGAAGCTGGCTGTGATGTACAATGCCTCTAAGTCTGTCTGTATACCTGCCACAGTAAATGGTGGTGGTGAGAGAGCAGTCCTTGAAGCTCGCTCTTGTGGTATCCCTGTGGAAGTTCAGGCTGATAATCTAAAACTTAAAGAACTTCTAGATTCTCCAATCTACGATCATAAGTACTATGCCAAACAACTTGAAGAAGGTATTAGTAAAATAATATGATCCGTCCAAAATTAAGCTTAGTTATTCCTACGTATACAATTACCAAGGAACTAGAGGAAATTGCAATTCGTTCTGTTAGTTCTTATGTTGATCACGTTGATGAACTGATTGTATGTGAAGATGGCGGAATGCTTTCTTACAACTTACTTCAAATTGCAGACTCTTATATTTATAACAAAGATAACCTTGGATTTAGTGGAAATGTTAACCGAGGATGGAGATATGCTAAGGGGGAGTATGTTGCTATTGTAAATTCTGATACTCAGCTTGAATCTGGGGAGTTGTATGATCTATGTGTCCCTGGCAAGGTGACTTCTCCACATATAACCAATCAGCATATTGAAAGATTAGCTGGTCCCTTCTGGGTGGCTCCTAGAGAAGTGACGAAAGAACGTGGGTATCTTCTCGAGGACATGAGAACTTATAGCTCGGATTCTGATTATGATCATCGCATCAAAGACATTTTTGAGAAAGTCCCTTCAGTAAAAATATTTCACTTGCAAGCCCAGACAGTGACTGCTGCTGGAGTGGAGGGTGGCGAAGAACAAGAAAGAGATAGACAGATTTATCAGAAATTGATTGAGAAAGGAGAAGCTTCAGCATGAGTAAAAAGAAAGAAGTATTTTTAAATCTTGGCTGTGGTGCAGATTACTTGGAACATCCAAAAGGAAAAGTAATTAATGTTGACCAGAATGATGATGTTAAATCGATTCTAAGGGGTGTTTTAACAGCGTCTGGTGGTAATGTTCAAGTACATCTAGTCTTGATTTTTGTTTTAAAGTTAGATACACATAATATATATGAAAATAGGTTTTATTGGTCTTGGTAAGAATGGTCTTCCAGTTGCCCTTTCAATCCAAAATAGTGGACATGATGTCTGCGGTTATGATCTTAATCCAGAAGTAGAAACCTATCTAGAGAAAAAAGAAACTCCTTATCAAGAAGAAGGGATTCCAGAGCTTTTGAAATGGCATAGGGTCGAGTGGAAGGAAGATATTAGTAAAGTTGTTGAAAGCTCGGACATCATCTTCATTGCCGTGCAAACCTTGCACAATCCACTTTGTGAGGGGGTAACTCGTCTTCCTGAAGGTAGAGCTGATTTTGACTATACCCACCTTAAAACTGCCGTTAAGGAGGTCGTTTACTCTGCTAATCGCTTAACTAAGCCTATTACTCTTGTTATCGCTTCTACCACACTTCCTGGAACCATAGATGAACTCATAACTCCACTTTTAGATAAATACGTAAAGTTTGTTTATAATCCATTTTTTATTGCAATGGGAACAGCTCGTGCAGATTTTGAAAGTCCTGAGTTTGTGTTGGCAGGATCTGAAGATAAAGAGGCCTTGGAAACTGTGGAAAAGTTCTATAAAACTATTCACAACAAAAAAGTCTTTAAAACTACGATTATTAACGCTGAGTTGATTAAAGTTGTTTATAACACTTATATTTCCTCAAAGATTGCGTTTATTAATACTGTTGCGGAAATGTGTGAAAGAGTTGGTGGAAATGTAGATGCTGTTTCAG